CAAAAATCATTAAAAGATTGGGGCAAACAAGATTGGGGTACTAAGTCTGGTAAGAAGTCTAGTGAAACAGGTGAAAGATATTTACCTAAGAAAGCTAGAGAAGCATTAAGTGATTCAGAATATGCAGCTACGACAGCAAAGAAAAGAAAAGATAAAGCTGCCGGTAAACAACACTCCAAACAACCAGATAAGATTGCAGATAAAACAAAGAAATTTAGAATGGCGAAAGGTGGTAAAGCAGATGGTAGGTTAAAACGAGCAGGAGTAAGTGGTTACAATAAACCCAAGCGTACTCCCAATCATCCTACTAAATCACATATTGTTGTTGCTAAATCTGGTAGTACAATTAAAACTATTAGATTTGGACAACAAGGTGTTAGTGGTGCTGGTAAAAATCCAAAGACCGCTAAAGATAAAGCCAGAAAGAAATCATTCAAAGCTCGTCACGCTAAGAACATCGCCAAAGGTGTATTGTCTGCAGCATACTGGGCTAACAAAGTTAAGTGGTAATAAGAACTATTAGTTTAGTTTTATTGATGAGTTGTGTAACAACATCAAACAATAATGAGTTTGACAAGTGTAAAGACATTTATTATGCTGCTTACTCTGAAGAAATAGTCTTAGAAGAATGGCATAAATGCATACAAGGAGAAGATAATGGGTAAACAAATAGGTAGTGACGAAAAACCTTTTACGTTTAAATCACCCATATATAAAAATACACATGGAAGCAAGGGTGCTAATCCTAGACCCGGATTCTATACACAAGACTATAGAGATAACTGGGATAGAATATTCGGTAAAAAGAAAGCCGAGGATAGTCCAAAAGAGGACTAGGAGAATAATAATGACAATGATTAAAGAATGGTTAGACAAAGTAAAGAAAGCTTATAGTAAGTTATTCAAGAAAGCTCTAACTCCAAAGAAACAAACAAAGAGGAAAACAAATGTTAAAAGAACTACTAGAAAAAAAAGTAAATAGTATGATTGAAACCAATGACCTAACAGACATGCAAGTATGGGGTGTTATGTGTGGTATAGGTTTTGTATCAGCATTTATAATTATGTGGGTAGTCTAACAGACTAAATTATCTAAAATGTTATTACCTGACGGATACATGAAAAGAAAAACTTCAACCATTCCGTTTGGGTATGAGTTAGATGATATCACAGGATATTTAAAACCAATTGAAGATCAGCTCGAAGCTTTACAAATTGCAGAAAACATGATAGTCAACGAAGAGATATCATTACAAGCTGCTGTAGATTGGTTAGAATATAAAACAGAACGAAAAATTTCTACTCCCGGTTTAAAGAAACACATTGATAAAAAATATGGTAAACGAAACGAAAGACTGGGAGAGGAATCCTCATCTCTACTTACAGGATGATGATGGTAATTTCATCTTAAAGAAAGATGGAACTCCAAAAAAGAAAGCAGGTAGACCTAAGACCTCAACAGAAAAAGCTATCAAAGCTGCGAGGGCAACTGTGGGTCGTAAGCAGCGTAACATTAAAAAGCTTGAAGCCAAGCTTAACAACGCTAGACAATCTTTTAAAAAACAAAAAGAAACAATTCAAAAACTTGACAAGACTGTAGAAGGTCCTGTCACCACAGATGAACTTGACAATCTTCCCAAGGCTGTACAAGAAAATCTAGACAATCACAAAGTATTATTCCACGCTAACGAAGGTCCTCAGACAGACTTTCTTGCTGCCGGTGAAAAAGATGTATTGTACGGTGGAGCTGCCGGTGGTGGTAAATCGTTTGCCATGATCGTAGACCCACTAAGATATTGTCACAAGAAAGCTCATCGTGCTTTAATCCTCAGACGTTCTATGCCAGAACTTCGTGAGATGATTGACAAGTCACGTGAGTTATATCCACAAGCTTTTCCCGGTGCTAAGTTTAGAGAAGTTGAAAAGCTTTGGAACTTTCCAAGCGGTGCAAAGGTTGAGTTTGGTTTCCTTGAGAGAGATGCAGACGTATACAGATATCAAGGACAAGCATATAGTTGGATAGGCTTTGATGAGATTACTCACTTACCAACAGAGTTTAGTTGGAACTATCTTGCTTCACGACTAAGAACAACTGACCCAGAAATACAAACATACCTTCGCTGTACTGCTAACCCCGGTGGTGTTGGTTCTCATTGGGTTAAGAAAAGATACATAGAACCCTCAGAACACAACACAAGTTTTCAAGGTGGTGATGGACTTACACGTAAGTTTATTCCGGCTAAGTTAGCTGATAACCCATACCTTGCAGATGATGGTGTCTATGAGCAAATGCTTAAATCTTTACCACCGATTCAACGCAGACAATTGCTTGAAGGTAACTGGGATGTAGCAGAAGGTGCTGCTTTTGTAGAGTTTGACCCACTACATCATGTGATTACTCCATTTGAATTACCCTTACATTGGGAAAGAGTTAAAGCAGTTGACTATGGATACGCTGCAGAAAGCTGTTGTTTATGGGGAATAATGGACCAAAATGACGGAACTTTAATAATTTATAGAGAATTATACAGAAAAGGCTTGACAGGAGAAGAATTAGGTAGTATAATAACAAGTATGGAGCTAGAAGACCCTTACTCGGTCTCTGGTGTCTTGGATACAGCAGCGTGGGCTAGAACAGGTACTACAGGACCTACTGTTGGAGAAGCACTTGTACGAGCAGGACATAAGCTTAGACCAGCAGATAAGAATAGGGTACAGGGTAAAATCCAGATACATGAGTTTCTAAAGGTTCAAGATAATGGTAGACCTAAGTTACAGATATTTAATACATGTCCAAACTTAATAAGAGAATTACAGTCTATACCGTTATCAAAGAACAATCCGGAGGATGTGGATACACATGCTTCCGATCACGCATATGATGCATTGCGTTATATGATAATGAGTAGACCACGAATGGTAAGTACATTCGATCAGTTGAGAGGATTAAAAAGAGATATCCATCAACCGGCTGACTCCACATTTGGATATTAAAGTTTATGGCAGACAACGATAATACATTTTTAAACGCTGACAATCTCTATCAAGATGTAGAAGGTGAAGCTGGTAAAAATCTTGATCTTGAAATAGAACAAAAAAGTAATCTTGTAGGTATTGTTAAATCAAGATTTACTGTTGCTGAAGACTCTAGACGTTCAGATGAATTACGTTGGTTACGAGCATACGAAAACTACAGAGGACTTTACAACAAGTCCATTAAGTTTAGAGACTCAGAGAAGTCTCGTATCTTTGTAAAGATTACTAAAACAAAAGTACTTGCTGCTTTTGGTCAACTTGTTGATGTAATCTTTGGTACAGGTAAGTTTCCAATCGGTATTGCAGAAACTAAAATACCTGAAGGTGAATTAGCTAATGCACACTTAGATACTCAAACAGGTGCACCCGGATTAGAAAGCACAATAGGTGGTGGTGAGTTACCAGATGATATTGGTAACAGAATGGATAATCCTTACGATGTTGGATACGAAGGTGATGGTAAAGTTCTTAAACCCGGAGCTACTTTCCAAAAAGGAATCTTTGAAGAGTCTTTAGAAGACATGGTTGAAGATCAATTGGTTGAAGGCTTTAGTCCTATACCTACAGTCTTAGAAATTTCTCCAGCACAAAAAGCTGCGAGGAGAATGGAAAAACTTATCCACGATCAAATAGATGAATCAAAGGGTTCATCAGAAATTAGAAATGCTCTTTTAGAATCTTCTCTACTTGGTACAGGGATTGTAAAAGGACCATTTAACTTTAATAAGAAACTTCACAAATGGGAAACCGGTGAAGACGGTGAAAGAAGTTATAACCCATTAGAGGTTAGAGTACCTAGAATTGAGTTTGTTAGTTGTTGGGATTTTTACCCAGACCCCGGAGCTACTAGCATTGAAGAGTGTGAGTATGTTATCCACAGACACAAACTAAACAAATCTCAACTTAGACAACTTCGTAACATGCCTTACTTTGATGAGGATGCTATACGTAATTGTTTACAAATGGGTGCTAACTACGAAGAGAAAAGCTTTGAGTCACATTTAAAAGATGATGCAAGGGCTGATGAAGACTATCAAACAAACTTTGAAGTTCTTGAATACTGGGGAATCATGGATGCAGAGTATGCACGTGAAGTCGGTATAGAACTTTCAGATGATATTGATGATTTAGATGAAGTCCAAGTTAATGCTTGGATATGTGGTAACAGTTTATTAAGAGCAGTGGTCAATCCATTTACTCCTTATAGAATACCTTACCA